AGTACACCCAACCCTGGTCAATATGACCAGCGTGATCCCATTTTACATAATCATCAATTTGCGGCGTATAGGACATGTTCAAGTGGATTCAGGTGAAGTTGCATTGCACTATAAGGAGTTGTAGACTTGATGTCTACTTGATCTCCGCACTTGGTGGAGTTAATAGGCGCATGATAGGTTCCCTTTTTTGTGTTGTAGAATCCCCAGATACAACGAGATTCATTGTTACCATTGTAAGTAAACCCACGCTGATAAACAGTCCAAATTGATATAAAGTTACGTTTAGATGGAAGCGTCTCATATCTGTAACCCTCTGGCGATGTGTGCGGGAAATCGTGTGGTAATTCATGCATCTGGAATTGCTTGCAAACGATTGGGGTTGTAACCTTGAGCGAGAAGTTCTTCAATACGAATAGAACACTGCTCCTTTGTCAATTTGCGACACATCGGTTCACTGACATCTTCCCAACCAGTTGTGGAATACTCTTGAATTTTGTAAAGTTTTTCCATGTTACTCATGCTTTTTGTTCAAAAATAGCAGTGACACCCATAATTCTCGCATTAGGATGTTGTGCTAGTGCAACCTCCTTCGCTTCATTGTAGTCTTTAGCATGACACTTCACACTGAAGACTTTACCTGAAACATAACACTTAACTTCGCATAGCATAACTTTGCTCCGAATTAGAATGATTGAATAAACGATAGATCAAACTCATCTGACTCTTCAAAATAATCACGAACTGATTCACGTTGTTCTAGAAGATCGTAACCAGTTAGAAAGAAATCAGAAAGTTCAGGATCAGCACTTGCAGTCACACAAGCACCATTATCTTTGATGTTATAGAGTTTAGAGGAAGAGATGCAACATGCCTTACCTTTTTTCACATCGGTGATAACAAAGTAATCAGCAAGTTTGTCTTCATAATCACCTGCCCGCCGACGATTTTTCAAAATAAGAGAACGAACTGCTGTTTGTGATTTATTCTGAAATTGTGTAACCTTTGACTCATAAGTTGTGCCATTGGAACTAACCAAATCAACACCAGGAAGATTTACTCGGGTAAGAAGTCCATTACTGTATTCAGCAAGTGCTTTCTCCACAAGTTCTCCTGCTTTAGGATAACGAAGATTGTTATCAGTATATCCTTGAATAGATTCAAGGACTTTTGTATAGCGATCTAGATGAAAAGTAGAAAAGTCAATCATCGATTAATTACAGAAATTGCAGGTTCTCCCCTCACAAAGACAGTATCAACTACTGCCTGTACGCTCTTAGAAGTGCCGATACCAACTTTGTCATAGACTGGGATACATACCAGTCCAAAAGTCTTCTCAGACGCTCCTGTGCGTATTACACGACCAATGGTCTGACTAATACCAATGTAGTCCATGTTTCGCATAAACAGCACTGCCTCCAATCCAGTGACATTCATACCCTCAGATAGAATGCTGTGATGAATAACAACAAAACGTTGCTCTGGATCTTTACCCCAACTGTTCAAAGTGTTGAAGAATTCTTCTCTTCCAACCTTTTTGCCATTGATGACTGCACCAGTCTTGGATGTGATATACATCCAGTTGTACCCACGCTGCTGTAACTGTTGACAGAAATCAGACTGTTTGATAAGATTGATGATTTGTCTCGTAGAACGAGCAGCAATGAGAATTTTGCTCAACGAATTGTCATCAATCGTTTCAAGCATATTCTGCGAATCGGTGAGTTTGTAATCACCTTGTGGCAGTTCTTTTACAACGACTTTAGGAGGAAGAATGAATCCTTCACTGACAAGATGTGGAGCAGGAACAGTGCAAATTACTTTGCCGTAAATGTATTCATCATTCATGCCTGGTTTGAACACAGTATTGGAATGCTTAGGAGTTGCTGTAAAGAAATAGCAACGCTTTGCTTCTTGACTGAAATGTTCAGTGGCAGGAAAGAAATTACGCTTTACGCTGTTGTGTGCTTCATCAAAATAGATTGTATCAATCTTGATGCCACTCTCTTGAACACGATGAAGTGAATTGTATGTTGTGAAGATAACTTTGTTACGCTTCCAACACTGCACCGCCCAGTCATAGATGTGACTTGCACGAGTGGTAGACTCGTGATGAGTTTGACCACTATGGACGTGAAGAACACGAACCATAGGATCAATAATGTGCTCCAGGAACTCTGCAGAGAGTTGCTGAGCAAGCAAGATTCTAGGTGCAACAACAACGATGGTCTGAGCAGTCTCGGAACTTGCCATAGACATCAGAGCATCATCAATCATGCACATAGTCTTACCACCCCCAGTCGGGATAATCACCTGACCTTTGTTGTTTGCCCACATAGCATCAACTGCTTGGAGCTGGTGGGGGCGGAGTTGAATCACATGTCTGACTGAACTAATGACATTATACCACAAAAAAAGCACCTGTAAAGGTGCTTTCAGTTAATTTTTCTTAAGTGTTGTCTTTAGTAGAGCAATGGTTTCTGCATTCTTGTTCATCTGCTTCATGTGATAATCCACATTCTCTTGCAGTTCAGAAACAATCATTTCAACGATCTGCTCAGGCGTTGCATCTGTGTTCATAGCATCATGAACCCAATCCTTAAGATTATCTAAACTGTATTTGGTGTAGTTAGAGGGTTCCATTACGATCATGCCGTACTGCTGCACCTATCATACTCTGAATCTGTTCAGGTGTCAATTCATTCAACCACTTCCATCTGGGATCGTTTTTATCCCATTCAATTGCGAACGATCCATCCTCGTTCTGCTCAATCTTCAAACTATCAGCACTTGTCATTTTTCTTAAACTGTTTACGACATTGCTTAACTTCCTTCATTTCATCCTTGATCATCTGGTATGCATCTTCGGCACTGATTCTACCACCAAGTTCCATTGCACAGATGACTTCAACTCTGGTTCCAAAATGTTTGAGTGCTTCTTCAAAGCAGTTTAGTTCTTCATACATGATCACTTCCTCTTTGGATGTAATAATTTAGGTTGCTTGTCAAACTGTATAGTTGTGAACTTCATTACAGGACTCAGAAGTTCTTTGCGTTTCTTGTCAACAGGTTTGGGTTTAGGTTTGGGTGCAGGTTTTACTACCTTCTCTACCTTTGGTTTGATCTTACGCTTTGGTTTCTCTGGTTTGACAATTTTGTATCCGCGTTTACATGATGCCTTGTAATCTTTTGGTCTGAGTTTGTACCTGGCGATCTCCTTATCCATGTGCTCTTGGCACTGAAACCAAGCAACTCTATCCTTTAGTTCTAGACGATACGGGAAACTTTCCCACGGAAACTTCTCCTTAACAGGCATCAATCAATCACTTGAAAATGAACAGAATTAAACTTACCTAGTACACCTTTGATTTGTACTTTTGTATGCTGACGGTGAATGTCAACATCAGTGATGGTGTAGACACGATCTCGGATCAACATATATGGGGTATCATTGTTTCCCCAATTCACTTGCTCTTTAGTCCAACCTAAAAAGCGTACATTATCACCTGGTTTCATACTCTAACTGAATGTGGTAGTTTTTTAAGGTACAGGATCTTTTCTCCTGGTCTTGTTGTTAGCATTGCATCTCTATCTCTCAAGTCCCATCTTAAAAGATTTTTCCCCAACTTCCATTGTATAGAGATTTTATGACCGCCTGTAGTAACAGAGCAGCGGGTGTATTTAATTAGAAGATTAAGTATCGGCAGGGTCATGAATGAACCTCCAGTCCTTGTAGTGGAATTCAGGTATCCTCTTCAATTACTTTGACGAGACTAACAGAACCATCTTGGTTATCAATCCATTTTAGCATATCACCCTCTTTCCATCCAGTTTCTTTTAGGAAATCTTCAGGGAAAGTAAGGACACCATCGTCTCCGACAGTAAGTGTTGTTTTCATAATGATAAAGTGTTTGGCGGTGCTGACTCCGAGCACTCAGTCCAGATAATTCTTGTTATCAGTGTATGTGAAGAGAATACAATTCTGATGTGTTTATTTATACTGTATGAAGTACAGGTTTGATCTCCGTAAGAATTTTATACAATTCTGGACAGTTTGCTGCTGATGTTGGAATAAACTCAGTGTTATGGTCAAACTCATCGTCCCTAATTGCGTGGTTTATGACCACAGAACCCTCTTCTCCTGATGTTGACCTATGCCAAGTACCTTTGGGTACAATCAAGGCACCTGTAGAGCGATTTAGATGGACTATGTGATAAGGGTTTTTCCACTCAGGATTCACAACTTCAAAGATTCTGGTGCCATGAACCACACGATTGTGGTCAATTTGATGCCTGTGAATGTAAAATTGTTTTGCTCCTACACTGTCATCAGGGGGAGAAATAGCAGGTCCATCATGAATTACAAGGTCAGTTGCATTAGAGTCAGCGACCGTAATGTCCGAGAAGATAACATCAGGAGTCTCTCGGAAAATGATCTGCTTGTGAAACTCAACTCTACTCATAGTAAATCTCCATAAGGAGTATCATCTTTGTGAAGAAGAACTCCATCAACTTTATTCAACAATTCTCTCATATCTTCATGCAAAATACGATATCCTGTTCCAACATACACTTGCCCCGCCACCACTGAGATTGTTGCTATGCCCCAGAACACATAATACCACCTGGATTTGACCTG